TGCAAATGCGAGTGCGAACTTATTTATGAAAATATTCTTTCTAAACGCCAATGGACGTTGGATAGAATTGAAAATGATGCCGGACACAATGCTGATAATGTTGTTATTTGTTGTCTGGAATGCAACTTGAAAAAAGGGACAATGGATAGCGGTCGTTTTAAATATGGAAAACAATTGAAATTCAAAAAAGTGGGATAATTAAAATAATTAAAATAAAAATTGATAATATATTATAATATATTATATCATATCATTAGAATACACAGTATAAAAACGACATAAAATGCGTCATGAAATTGCGATTGCTGAAAAAAAAAGCAATGATAATAATGAAGAGTGGTTTGACTTGTGGATTTCATGGTGGGGGTGGTTATTGTAATAATCTAGGCAATAATAATGACATATTGATGAACGCGAAAATCTTGTTTTGATTTAGATGCCTTTTTATCAAACAATGTATCGTTTTCGTTGGTGTAAATAAATAATTTATTTTATTTTTTTCTATAATTTTTTCTATAAGTTGTTTCTGTTTCTTCTAGAATTTTTTCTAGAAGAACAATATATACAATATAAAACATGAACAAATTAGAAGATTATTTTTGGAATATGGATAAAAAAGCAATAGTTAACAAATGGCATCATTATTTTAAAATATATGACAAACATTTCCATAAATTTGTTGGAAAAAACCCTACTATTTTAGAAATAGGAGTATTTGAAGGAGGTTCATTAGAAATGTGGAACCATTATTTTGATAAAAATTGTCAAATTTATGGTGTTGATGTGAATCCGGAATGTTTGAACATTCCAAGCAAATTGCAAACAACAAATGTGCAGATAGATATTGGCGACCAAGCGGATAGAGGATTTTGGAAAAATTATTTAAAAGATAAACCAAAATTTGACATAATCATTGATGATGGAGGACACATCATGCAGCAACAAATTGTCACTTATGAAGAACTATACCATCATGTTTCAGATGATGGAGTGTATTTGTGCGAAGATTTACACACCAGTTATTGGAACGAATATGGTGGAGGTTTGAACAATCCGAATTCTTTTATAGAATACAGTAAAAAATTTATTGATATGCTGCATGTCTATTACATTAGGGACAATAATATTCCAAATGACTATAAACCATTTAGGAAAATCACAAACTCTGTGACCTATTATGACTCTATCATTGTTTTAGAGAAAACCGTAGATGAAGAGGTACCGAATTATTCTATTAGATAAAAAAGTGTAATTTCCAGGAAAAGAAAAATTATCAAATAATTGCGCAAAATGATAACAAGTTATCATTTTATATTAGATTGTGCGCCTCTCTACCCTACCTATTTTTCATAGGTTCACTCAAATGAATTACTATTATTTATTTTTTTAATTAAAATAAATTATTTAAATTGAAAAAAAGGATATAAACCAAACGCATAAAATTAAGTAGTAAACAACTAATAAAATTAACTAATAAATCATTTACATTTACATTTACAGTATATATTCAACACAATTATAAAAAAAATGAGTGCATGCATGAGCATTTGTGAAACTGCAACAGTAACAACACCATTTGCTGCAGTTGAAAATAATAGCGGCGGCGGCGGCACATATACCACACAAAACAATTTACTTTTGAAGAATTTATTGAAATTTTATGAACAAGGAAATAATTTGGACACCATGCTTAAAATAATTAACGGTCATTCCAAAATATCTCTTCGGATTATCGACTGGTTTGCAACAAACTATGCTAAAAAGTTTTATACAGTTTATACCATTCAAAATACGTCGAGAAGATTTAAAGTGTATGTGGATTACAAGTTGAAACTGAAAGCGTACTCTAAAAAGCGATTTGACCCATTTTGTCGTTGGGACAGAATTACAATTCCGTATAAAGACGGAACCTTTATACAAACAACTATAGGACAATTGAATTTTTTTAAATGGGCAATTGAAAATGATGTTGTTCATTGCATTGAAGAAAATTATCAAGCCATTGAAAATGATATGAATTCAAGAAATAGCACATCTAAACATTCGCGCTCATCATTGTCTTCGACGTCAACCGCATCTGAAGAGTGCGACATATGCGACATTCAATTGGAGACGACAACAAACGAACCAAATTCAAAGACAGACAAAAACAAAACTCGCAAAAAACGTGAAGAGTTATCAATATCTGCTACAAAAAGTATTAAAAAGGAAAAAGTGGAAATTGTCGTGAGTTTTGAATGATATTTTTAATTTTTAACCATGATTCTATGATTCTTCCTTCACATTTTTTTCCGGATTGCAGGATAAACTCAATTTAATTTATATAAAATTGAATTTATATTTTAAAGGTTAACCTATTAAAAAAAGAAACAAAGGTAATACTCCAAATGATTTCTGCAAAAGCTGTTAAAGGAATAATTGGTGCCATTATAAAGAAGTTCCCAAAAAATATACAAACAAAACTGAAAAATATTAATAAAGCTGGACAATGCGACGTATGTACCACAAAACGCGTAAGTCAGAATTCAAGAATATTGCTTCCTTATTACATCATTCGCAAATCTGGGTTAACGCTCGACCAACTAAAAACGTACACTAACGGTGTTGTTATTGAAGTTCCATTTCGAGAGTATGAACGAATTCGCAAGTCTTCCGTTGGTAACGACGAACTTGATGAGTACATAATTAATAATATAGGGGGAGAAACAAGCAATCCTGTTGCAGCAATTGTAACCATTGGGAAAGAGGGTGGATACTCGGGGTCATCTGTTCAGCGTGAAGACCTGGTAAGACTAAAAAATGAAATAGTCGTAAGAGGTTGGGAACCTGTTGCATACAATCCAGAAAAAACGATGAAGGGTAAAAAGAATAAAGGTAATGCGAACTGGTCAGGACACTATTATTACAAAATCTCAGGGGGCTCGCAGCAAAGTTTCAAAAGCCACCCAAATAAAGAACCTCAAATATTCACAACACACAAGGGGTTCATGTCCACAGATAAAATAATAGTTGATGTCATGACTTCATTAGTGTGGCAGATTCTTCACATTTTTGACATTGATAAATTCATTCCGACAGAAGATGCATTGAAATACAAACAAATTCTAGAAGACTACTTGAAGAACACTACATATTTGGGGAAATCATGTTATGACTCCATGAAAAAACTTGAAAATGTCCGTGGTGGAAAGCTTATAAGCCCAATCACGCAAAAGGAAATATCTATAAACGCGTTTGATAAAGAAACTGTTGACGGTGGCTACAAAGATGAAATTGTAGATATAAGCCACGATGATGCGGTAAATAAAAATAATATAAGATTTTGCCCAGAAAATAATGTCATGTTGTCGGATTATTTCCCTGGAAATTTATTTTGGGATACTCATCTCGGAAATATGCAACAGCAATCCTTCACAGTAAAAGAATATTGGGCAGAAATGGAACAAAGAAATACGAAACGAAATTCGTGGTTGGTGGCGGCATCATCGGTTGGTTGCGCAAATATAATTGACTAGACCAATTCACAAATCAATCTCTTCCATTTGACATTCATGATTTGTTATATTTTTTATAATGCAGTCTCGAAATAAATCTTTTCTGAGTTCAAATCCAACTCCAATTCGCCCCAGTTTTTGTGCTGCAATTGCGCTAGTAAAACTTCCGGCAAATATGTCTAGAACAATGTCGCCGCGGTAACTATAGTAATAAGTGCTCATTGTCGGTATGTCCATTGGAAATGGCGCAGTGTGTCCCAGTTTATTTTCTTTTTTATTATTTATCTTTATTACAGGCGACAGCTTATGAATGTCTCGTCGCCAATCTTGCACTAATTCCTTCGGTATGATATTTTCAGCTTGTCGAAACGGATTTTGCGTGATGATGGTTTTTAGCGAGAAGCGTTTTCCGCGGTCAGATTCGCTCTTTTCACAAGTCGGATTTTTGCACTCCCATGAGCGAAGCCCTTTAAACGTGTAGCTGTTGCTCTTTACGATTAAACTGCCACAGTCATTGCACGGGTATTTGATATCCTTCTCCAACCTGTGTTTGTGAAAGATGAGAATGTGTTCATAACAGTTGCACGAATACTGAAAGAATGGAAACGGTTTATTGCCGTTTTTATGCCTGGAACTCTGCACTTCGCCCTTGTCCCAAATAACATCATCGACAAATGTGAATCCGCATTCTTCAAACATGACTATAAAATACGCCGGAAGCGGAATTTTCCTGTTGCCGAATGCATTGATTTTATCCATTTTATCATTGTCAACCACGTCGCTAACATTGAACACGAACACGCGATGGTTATCCAAAACACGATAGCATTCGGTAATTATTTCGCGCATGTCGTCTAGGTACGCTTTCAGATTTGCCCAAGTGGAATATTCGCGCGCATTGTAATAGGGCGGTGAAGTCACAATATGTCCAACTGACTCATTTGGAAGCCGTTTCAACCCCTGCAAGCACCCACCCCAAACCACTTTTATTTTTTCAGGGTTTGATAACACATTGGTTAAAAGGCGATAGTCTGTGAAATTTGTTTCCATGTTCCATTGTTTTTTTATAACTTCACGATATGCTTCTATAAAATCATACACGTTTCTTTCCTTGTTTTCCTTGTCTTCCTTTTCGTCATTGTAATCATATTTGCGCGTCAACTCTTCAAGCAACTCTTTTGACAGCGTTTCATTTAAAATGTCAAAGTTTTCTTGAACCAGATTTGACAGGACGGTTGGTACTTCTGCTTCTGCTATTTCATTTTTTGGTTTAGGTTTTATTTTAATTTTTGTTTTTTTTGGATTCGTCTTTGTTTCTTCTTCGTCTTTTTCTATATTCATTCACAAGACAACTAGTAATTATTATAAAATTATATATTTATTTCAATTTTATAATAATGTATAATAAAAAGAAAATCAGGGGAACCAAGGTTCCCCTCCGACCCCTCCTTTTGTTTGAAATATAAAGGAAAGGTTTTCTGATTTGTTTATAATGAAAGGATGTAAGGAGGGGTCAAAGGGGAACCTTGGTTCCCCTTCCTCTAAATCGAAAAACTGTACATGTCTGATTTAAGCGGTCGACTCGCAAAAGAAAGCGCAGGGTTTTGTGGTGTCGGCACTGGGATGGTTTGAGGCGTAAACATCAATTCGGCAGGTTTCAACAAGTATGCGCTCTTGCTCGGACCGGCTTCAAACCACTCATTGTATACAGCCAAGTTACCATCGCGCAAAAGCTGAAATGACATTGCCATTGCTTGACACCCAGCCAAAGACGGCGGCATTGGGTCATAATTATTTACCGAAATTGAAACGTCTGGTATAACAATTGTCATGTACTGTTTATTAAACGTTGTCAACTCTGTAATGTCGGGACTGTTCAAAACGTCGAATACTTTTAATATTCTTAAAAAAGCATTGCTTGTGAGATTTGTAATCTCGTACATTTTTTCAGCACCCGGTTGATAAAGAAGCGGGTTGGCTTCTACAACTATAATAACTTTACCAGTAAATTTTTGCACAGGTTCAGCGCAAATATTTTTCCCGCCAAATTCGTGATTGTATTCTGGCATCAACATGTCTTTCAAATTTGAATTTATTGATTCGGCCATAGTGTTGAGCACATTAACATCGTTTGTTTTTATTCTAAAAAGCAAGAAAAGAGGGTCGCTCGGATTCGGACACACGGTTGAGCTTGTGCTAAATGCGTTTGTTGCAATGCTGCTCATGGCTTCATCAAATGGAACAGAGTTGTATGTTTCCTTAATACACTTGTCGTCGCTCAAAGATGTAGAAATGATTGGTTGACCGTTGTACCCATAAACTTCAAAGTCTAAACACCTGCATCCCATTTTTATTGCATTTTGAAGAGCACAAGTGCTTACAAAATCATTTGAAAAATTTCCAGTTGAGCAACAATTGTAAGCGCTTTTTACGTAATAGTCTCTCAATAAAAATTGGGAAGACGGGTCTGATGAAGCGGCTGTTATCCAGTTTGAATTTAATGCTGGCGCTTTTTTCTTATTTAAACGTGAACAGCTTTTTGGAAGTAGTGTGTATTTGTAATAAATATAATATGCCATGCACCCCATTATGAAAAAAATTAATGTGCAACCAATGACGTGTATCAACATGGTATTTGGAACTTGTGAAACTATACTTTTAAACCGCAACACTTGTCCCATGACTTCATTTTTAAAAGATTCGATATTCTTAGAATTCTCAGACGACATCTATATTTTATTATTTTAATATATTCTAAATCTTATATTTTGTATATATAATTAAATTATGATGCAATAGTTAATTACTTAAATATTTACTTACAATTAATTATTAATCAACGAATTTAATTAATAATTAATATTTTATATATAAATTGTTTTTAATTATTTAGAATCAATATTCTTATATATATAGTTTATATCATTAATTATATTATTAAGAACACCACACAACACATACAACGAAATAATGGCAGGAGGTTTGTTAAATTTAGTCGCGTATGGAAATCAAAACATCATTTTAAATTCAAATCCTAAAAAAACATTTTTTAAATCAACGTATGCAAAATATACAAATTTTGGGTTACAAAAATTTAGAATTGATTTCGACGGTCAAAGAAATTTGAGAATGAGCGAAGATTCTAAATTTACGTTTTACATTCCTCGGTATGCAGAATTATTGATGGACACATACCTTGTTGTAACACTTCCAAATATTTGGAGTCCAGTTTTACCACCCGCAACTTGCCATGAATCGTGGACGCCGTATGAATTCAAGTGGATTGAAAACCTGGGAACACAAATGATTAAAGACATTACAATATCGGTTGGAGGGCAGACGCTTCAAAAACTAACAGGCGGTTATTTGCTGGCACTCACGCAGCGTAATTTCAACGGAACACAGCGCGACCTTTATAATCGAATGACCGGAAATGTACCAGAATTGAATAACCCAGCATTTTTTTCTACAAATAACGGAAATTACCCAAATGCATTTTACAATTATACAAATGAACCGGCAGGAATTGAGCCGTCTATACGATTTAGAAAACTTTACATTCCCATAAATGCCTGGTTTACACTGAGCAGCAAAATGGCATTCCCCTTGGTTGCGTTGCAGTACAACACGCTTCAAATCGACATCACGCTTCGACCGGTAAGAGACCTATTCGTAATTCGCGATGTTTCCAATGTCAACACGGGAGAGCACACGCTGCCATCTCACTTTCCTGAATACACAACGCCACACTATATTCAACCCAATTTTAACGATAACTTGCAACAGTTTCATCGATTTATACAACAGCCTCCCAACGTTGAACTTAATTATGGCAACTCAACTCGAAGCGACTGGAATGCAGACGTTCATCTCATGTCAACGTACTGTTTTCTCTCTGGAGATGAAGCCAAACAATTCGCATCCATGCCCCAACAGTACCTCATCAAGTCCGTTTACGAGTGGAATTATGAAAATGTTACAGGAAGTCGGCGCGTCTGGCTTCAAAGTTCGCTTGGAATGATAAGCAGCTGGATGTTTTATTTCCAAAGAAGCGACGCGTATTTGCGAAATGAATGGAGCAACTATTCAAATTGGCCTTACAATTACAAACCGGTTGGATTACTTCCCGCGCCAATTGATTTAGAAACCGATCCGTGCCCATGGACTCCGCCGCAAAATTGTCCGCTGCCGCCGCCGCCCTTGCCGACGTCGCCCGCATGCTACGGGCCCGGATGGAACCCAGCAATGAATGAACCCACCGGACTTTTTATGACGCAGGCATTCAGCGTCGAAAACCAAAAAGATATCTTATTAAATTTGGGAATTTTATTAGACGGAAAATATAGAGAGAACGTGCTTGATGCCGGAATTTATAACTATCTCGAAAAATATACAAGCAGTCGCGGTTCTGCTCCCGATGGGCTTTATTGTTACAATTTTTGCCTAAATACTGAGCCTACAGAATTTCAGCCATCGGGAGCGATAAATGCGAGCAAGTTTTCGACGATTGAGCTTGAATTTACCACGTTTTATCCACCGCTGGACCCTAGCGCAAATTTCTTGACAATCTGTGACCCGGAAACCAATTTTCCGATTGGTGTGAATAAGCCGACGTGGAGAATTTACAACTATAATTACAACCTGACAATTTTTGAGGAGAGATTCAACATGCTCACATTTGTGGGCGGAACTTGCGGACTCATGTATGCAAGGTAGGGAACCAATGTTCCCCTTAATAATTAATTATTATAGTATAATAATAATAATTAATTATTATAGTATAATAATAATAATTAATTACTATAATATAATACAATAATACAATGGCAACAACAACTCCAAAAATAAATAATCCACAAAATTTTAGAACTTCAAATACTTTAAGGACTACGCGAAAGCCGCATTATGCAACCAAGGCGGATACTGCATTCAGCATTATTCCCGGCATGCATCGTCCAAATGCAAACAATGTTCCATCCAATATAAATCAGGGCGATTTTATAGGACCGAATTTTAAAGCGCGCCCGTTGAAGCATTGGCGCAGACAGCTGGTTCCCACAAATCCGTCAACAGACAACTCTAGCCAAAAACGAATGGCGACGGTGAATTTAATGGATACGCCGGGGTCAACCGTCTACAAAACAAATGCAGAATCGTGCAAATGCGTTGAGACGGGCGGAAATTCATTTCAAATAGAAGATGCGTACGCAGTAAATAAGTGTGATGAAGAAGAAATGATTCAAAATAATGGTGCAATATCTGTTCCAACTTTTTTTATTAGCACTCCAGTTATTGAGGAAATATTTATCGATATTCCGGGGGCTCCAATCATCGTCGACATTGATTATAACAATGATGAACCCACAGTTCCAGAAATTTATCATGTTGACCCAATAACTTCGATTGCTCCAACGATTCCGGACCAAGAAGATGAAGTAAATGTTGATGAAAGTTATGAAATAATTACCAGCGTTTATGATACAGTGCGCATTTCGTGCAATCCTGAAAATAATCGAATCAGGTCGGGCATTTGCACGCTGAGCCAGTCCTATTATGAAACCACATCTGGCTATTTGCAGTCCAGATGCAGAACTGCAGCTCAACGACTCTCAACAACAAAAAAGGCGGATGGCGTGTATTATGCTAACGATAATACTCTGTTTGAATTCTTATACCCAACAAATGAACCCAACGGTCCCCAAGTTTATCAGTCTAAAAATTGTTCAAATCCTAAAACGTATAATAATAACGCGCTCAATCAACCCGCCAACAGCTATTGCAGCACAGTTTATAAGCCAAATAATACGCAATTTGCGCAACAAGGTGCCGTTTCAGGAAGCACGCGTCTTCAAAAATTGAAAGCAGACACTATTACAAGCAACGGGTTTTCATTTTATTCGGCATATGGAGCAACAATGGCAAATGCCGGAAATTTTCAGGGAACAAATGCATCAAGTAACTACTACGTAAAAAATAGAAAATATCCGCTCGACGGCTTTATACACTTGAATAAATATCGTCAAAATAAACAGCTGGCATGTTGTGATTTTGTTTTTTGAATATTTACATGTGCATCAATTTAATAATTCAATATTTAATTAAATATCATACACTTTTACTTCTTTATCGTCTTCGAGTAAACTGAATCGGAGTTTATATGAAAGAATATTGTCTAATATGCTGCTTGAATTTCCACCGTCGTTTATACTTTGAGCATCTTCAGTTGAACACCCGCCTCTAATAAAACTAACATTTGATATTGTTCCAACGGGTCCAGGTACGACAGTTGTACTACTCACATTACCAATCAAAAGTTGAATGTTGTCATTGGTAAAGTAATTCATGGATGCGTCATCGAAATATGACACGCACACATTATTGTTACACGCATTTCCTTTGTCCTTGCTTAATGAAGTATTCAAAATAATTGTATTGTTCAACATGCCGTTAATAAATACATCTAAAGCACGATTATTATAATAGAACCCAGTATCTGTATTATATATTGATATGGGTTTTCCATTATTCATTTTTTTAATATTTCCGTCAGAGTCTCTCAAGAATTCACCTTCATCTTCATTGTAGTCGTCATCGCCGTTGTAGTTCAAAATTATATTTATCGGTTCTTTTATTGGCAAGGGAGATGACATTATTTGATATGTTTGTTTTGGAGTAAATAAAGTTGATGAAATAAATAAGTTGCAACTTGCATCAATGTATGATGTTAATATGTTGGTTGTGGTTGCATTATTCAGCGTAAGTATGTTGAAACTTGCATCGACTTTTGTTGGCGGCACCCACGAAGTTATATTTATCCATAGCGATATTGCAAATGCGCCCCTTTCCAAATTTGCGCCAGGTTGAATGGGTATCGGAACGATTGGACCCGCGCTTAAAATGGGCTGCGAAGAAGTGGTGAGCGCAATGGTTTGTTTTTGTTGCGTGTAAAATGAAAATAAAATATAAACAACTAGAATTAAAATGACAAATAAAATAATATAAAATATGTCTATTTCTTTTCCATAAAATAACATTTTTCAAGGTTTTATTTATAATTATTTATTTTATATATAATTATAATTATAATTTAATTATGATTAAATACAAAAGGAAACAACCTCATTTAGTTTGTAATGTAAGGAGGGAGTGTGAGGGAACCTGGGTTCCCTCAATTAAATATCAAGACTAGACAATTCCACATTATCTTTTACAAAAGCGAATCGAACCTTGTATTTATTAAAAAAGTCTGAAACAGAACTTCCGCCGCTTCCATATCCGCTAGAATAAGTATTCCAAGCGTCTTGCGGTCCGAAAGGATTGGAATCAAATGTTGAAGAAATATAACCATCAATTCCGCCACCCACATTTATCGTTCCAGCAGGTAAACTATATACTTCATCTAAAGCAGTTGTTTGGACAAGTTTACCATTCACATAAATGTCCAACGAGTTTCCATTATTTACAGTTGCAATGATGGACGCCCATGTTTGAAGTGGAATTGATATTATTGATTTTGCTGGAGGTATTGGTATATTTTGGTCTCCAATTGTAACATATAAATTATTGTCATTAGTTCCTAAACTTAAATTAAATTGATTGCTGCCACCTGTTGGTGTTGTTATAATATTTTTTTGAGACACCGTTTCTTTCCAACTATTTACGTAAACCCAGGTGGATATTGTAAAAGAGTAAGACGCAGTCACAGTCATTGGTGTTGGTTTAGATGCATCTTGACCCCCCGATGAAACCGTGGTTGAAGAAGAAGACAACATTGTCCAAACAAAATAAACAATAATAATTAAAAGTATAACAATAATAATCGTTGTCCAAGAAAAATCCATATTATATTATGTATTATGATAAAATGACCTATATAATGTGTATTATATTATTATTAATTATTATTATTATTATTTTTATTTTTATTTATTTTTATTATTATTTTTATTTTTATTTTTATTTATTTTTATTATTATGAATATTCTCTCTTCTCTCTAAAACAGAAATTGTAAACTATCTTTTTTATAACTTGTAAAAAATTCTCACATTTATATGGCTTCATGTATAGTTGTATGCATGCATGTTTTATGTAAAAAGATAGTTTACAATTTCTGTTTTAGAGAGAAGAGAGAATATTCCTAAAAATAATAATAATAAAAATAAATAAAAATAAAAATAATAAAAATAAATGTAATAAATGTAATAAATGTAATAAATGTAAAATAAATTAATTAAAAGTTTGGACTTGTTGGTGGGTTTAGATATTTATGAGTATTATATATCCACGAAATTCCATCACTTCCTAAAACGTTTCGATAATAAACTACATTGCATGCTTGGCCGTATATTCCCGGTTTACTTCCTACAGTTAAACTCGTTGGAAGTGTGGGAATCACATTTGGCACTGAAGTTTCCAAATGATTATTTAGAAACACGTCCATTATACCACTGTTATTAAAGTTTATAAATAAATGATTCCATCTTTGCAAAGGAATTTGGCTTTTTGGTTGAGACGTCTGTGGGATTGTTGCGCCGCCAACTGTAATGTTTATTAAATTATTAGATGCATCATAGTTTATGGTCGGAGCTCCTGAAAAATTCAGTATACTTACACCAGTAGAAGTTGTATAATTGCTATTTGTATTTGACGGTTGTGGGTGAATATAAAACCATGCAGATATTCCATAGTTGTAAGTTGGCTGATTACCATTTTTAGTGTTGTCTGCCAGTGACGGTGTCAAAGAGTTTGTCTCGACATTATTTGAATCTGTGGTGGTTACTTGTAACGGTTTGTTTGTCACATTCAAAGGTAACACGCTGTCCAATATTACTTCGCCGTTGTGATTAACGACTGCATCAAACGCTTTGGGAAGAATGAACAGTAATGCAATCAATATAATTTCAATAATGAGAATAATAAAATATGTCCATTGTGTTTGTGCTAATTTTAATTCTGTCTTGAAGAAGTCAACGACGTCTAAAAACAAACAAGGTATATAAATAAGCATTTTAAAAAATAGACTTGACCATGTGGGTGGTCCGGAAATATAACCCGGTGCTTCCGCACCAATGAATTTGACCACCATGGCAAAAATTCCAACAAGTATTGCAATGTTTATGGCAAATAATACCGTGTTTGCAATCATGGGAACATTATTATAGACGTGCAAAATTGCAAGAATGATTCCTAGAACAATTCCGATTAGTACTGTGTATTTCAAAAATGATATTATAAAAGGCACAAATGCTTCAAATCCCATGACAAGCAATGATAAAAGTGCAAAACCGATGAATAAGAATATGCACAAGAAAATTGATTTATTATCAGACACGATTTGGTACGGTTGTTTTGTATAAATGTATACAACCAGAGCCAAATACATCAGGAAAATAACGAGCATTGACTTGGACACAAGTTGCACCAAAAAGCCCTTTACGAAGTAGCTGCATAAGAAGCTGGTTATTTTTGTGAGTGAGTTCCACGCATCTGTTGTGGACGACACCGACATGCCGCTAAAAAAGTTGTTGACGGATTCGTTGATATTCACACCTTTTACGACCACAATGTATAGCAAATGAAGCAGCACCATTCCGATAATTATGGACATGATAATTCCTGCAAGTTTGTTTACAAGAAGAAAAAGTAAACCATTTATGGATATCAATAAAAATATGATGACGTAAATGGTTGATATATTTATTATAAAGCGCAAGGTGGCTGCAAATGCAAGTATTAAAATTAGAAAGACTGAAAACAACCATTCATTTCCAATGAATTTGTGAATTAAACCATATGATATTCCAGAAAATATTAAAATGCAAATTAAAAATATTATATATTTACTTTGTGCATTTTGTGAAAACTTTTGTTTTATTTGTAAAATATTTGTAGTTGCATCGGTATTTATTTTTGACCCCAAATTTTTAATTGATTCCCCTACATTTTTACCTACGTTTTTAGCTGTGTCTTTAACTGTGTCTTTGAAATTTTGATAACGGGACATGGACATATATATAATATAATATTAAATAGAAAATATTAAAAAAAATGAAAAATGAAATGGATAGAAAAGTATATACTTTAATATAATTATATATAATTATAATTATTATATTAAATAACTAAAGAACATTATAAATAGTCCACGCCCTTGCCGTTGCCTTGCCTACGATAAATAATATGCCCTACCTATTAAAACTAAATATGCAATAAATAATAACCATAGTATTATATACAATGTCCAAATGCCGCCAATATTACTGTTGCTGTTGTAAGTATTAGATTCCAAGTATATTGAAGTAAAATAAATAGATATTATAAATGTTGTTATGATTGATAAATGTAACAATGTTGTAGACAAGGATTGATTAATTACGATATTTATGAATTTATTTATAAATGTTGTCATAGTTGATGTTTCTTTAAAAACTAATAAAATCAACATGAGTGCTCCAATTGCTGTAAACGTTGCATTTACAGGGTCGCCTTCTTCATCGCCGAATTTTGAGTCGTGGCGAAAAAATACAATGATGAGTGAAATCCACAACATTAAATAAGTAATGATTGAAAATATGCTCATTGGCGATGTTGGGTTGGTTGCTAAAATTCTCGGTAAAAATTGAATATATTTTACACGTTCCGAATCCATTGTTGATAACAAACCAAAAACGATGGTTATTATAATAAAACTTAGAAATGTCACATTGGCAGAAAATGTCCAACAACTAGATTTTGAAATATTTTTGTTGCAATCATCGAGTAAATTATAGAATATATAGTATAAATATGAGCCCAATGACAAAGCAAGTATGCTTGACAACATCCACCAACCTACAGATTTACCATAAGTGTAACAATATGTTACTATTACGGCTAAAACGAAAATGAACCCGGTCATAACGCCTGCAAAATTTCTGGAAACTTGGCTTTGGTTTGGATTCTCGCTTAAATCGTTTTGTGCCGTTATCCACCAGTAAATGACACCAATCCATGCTAGATATGTAAGTATTGGAAAAAAATATTTTTTTAACAATGTTGTCATACTGTAGTTTGTTACATTCAAATCAAACCCTCTATTATACAAGTATGTCAAGAATGTTGCAAACAACCATGCGCCAGTAAATAACCCACCAATCCACTTGTCTTCGAATAAATATAATAAAACATTTATAATAATGCATGCTGTCAGAAGTAAAAAAAACTTCATTACAGTTGACGTGCCTTCGCCTTGAATTGTATTCATTTTGTATATCAAATATTTTAATTGTATAAAAATAATAATAAATACAGATATATTATATTATTATTATATTTTTATCAATCCATTCCGTTTTATAAAACTTATTCCATTATTCCATTCAAAAATTCTCAAATGCTGTTTTTTTCCCGTGACAGTCTCGGCACAATGCCACTAAATTATCCACTTGGTTGGAACCGCCATTTTCAAGGCGAATCCTGTGGTCTACTTCAAACCAGCTAGGCAGTTGTCGTTTGCAGTCGCCGCATCTCCATGATTGTTGGGCTGCCACAAACTTTTTCTTTGATTCGCTTACACTTCGTTTTGTGGCTTTTGTTCCGGTTGTTGCCGAAGTTCCTCCCGAGGTCATCATTTTATTCATGTTGTATTGTTGTCGCTTAGATGTACTTGTATTAGAATTAGACCAATCTTCAGCTTCATCTTCATTTCCATTGTTGCCGTTGTTGCCGTTGCCATCGCTAAAAAATGCGCGTTTATTTGTCATGTCGAAAAAAGGGGTCAGCATGTCCGCCGATTCTCTGCTGATTGGCATATATTTAATGAGTTCATTTGCATGATGCATAATCGTTTGAGAATTTGCCGGATTCTTTTTTAAAAATAAATACATGGATAATCCGAAGAATCCAAATGTTGCCATTTTAATATACTTTCTCGCATTCGCCGTCTCCACCATTTTAAAATACTTACCGTCATAATAAGTATTTAAAACTAATGCAGCGGTTATAATAAAAATAATAAACTCAAATTTGAATTTCATAATGTGACTGCTATGTTTTTATTAAACTAGTATAATAGTTTTTTATTTTAATTTCTGTTTTTTTATGAATTTATTTACATTAAATTTACATTTAATTTTGATTTATCATAAATGAAAATTATAAAGGGAAAAGGGAAATATAATTCAAGTTATTTACGTCTAGTCTTGTTTGTAATTTTTAGTGCAATCCACTTGTAAACACCATTTTTGTCTACAGCTGATTTAAAAAACTTTCCATTGTTACCTTTTTTTGTTTTATTTTTACACTCATTTGCAGGAAAGGGGGGAGATGACCTTGTCGTGTATTTTTTCAGGGTCTGTTTTACACACTTTGATTTGGCGGGCATTATAAATATTATTTATTTATTATATATAATATAAAAGAAAAAAATATAAAAGAAAAAAAAATAGGGGCGCAACACTTTGCACCCGAGTTCCTAAAGCGAAGCGAACCTATAAACGTATTTGACTAAATTCGGGGGATGACATACTTGGTGTTGTGGGCAAGAGCGGAATGTATGCGTACGGCTCCACAATTTGAATGCAATTGGAGTATGGTTTTGTTTGGGTGGGTGGCACGTGCATATGACCGAATGCATCATTCGTGAATGAAATCAAATCATTTGCCAGATACTTGCCGAAATCATCCGACACATTTTTTTGCGGGTTTTTGAATGTGTCCATGTGGTCGGTGTATGTGTCACGCGTCACAATGCTGCACGCGAGCGCGTGGTCTGCGCGAATCAAGTATGCCAGCAGAATGAAGAGGTCATCGTTCAATTTCAAACCCGACGGAGTTGTAATGAAAGTGATACCAGCAGCTTGTTGAAGAATTTTGTTCACTTCAGGGGCATATGTCGGGTTCAGTTTGATGTTGGTATGCGATGCGTGAATGACAACAAGCGGCGAGTGACCGCGTGTTTTCAACAAGTCAATCATTTTGCGCAAGTCGTTTGGATTGGGCTCACCATTTCGCGAGTGTAAAACGCTTCCGCCGTCAACTATGATATCGTAGGCGGCGAAAGTTGTTTGCAGTTTTTTCACAACATCAAGAGGAAGGTGACTTTTCTTTTTTTTCTTTTCATCTTCGGCAATGGCTTTCGTGACGTTTCTCTCAACGACTTTCATGATTTTTTCAATGTAGTTGCCGCAATTTTGAAGCGAGTAGCGACGCAGAGTCGAAGATTTGTCAAATTCAGATTTGGTGCCGCCTGCATCATGCAGAAATTTGCCGTCCAAGTGACGAAGCAAAAATGTCAGGCCGTTTTCAATCATGAATCGAATGTCCTTTGGTTCCAACACGGCGCAATCAATGTGCGTTTCAAATAAATGCGCGCTGTACGCTGGGTCGCTTTTGTAAACCATCAATTCGAAAAAGTCGCGCTTCATCGATAGGCGACCAATCAATGATGCGATTAAAGCGTCGTCGTGCTCTTGAATTGCAAAACGCAACGTCATGGTGATGATGCCCTTTTCACGCGTGGTCGAAATCAAAGCGGAGTTGCCGTACACCATTCGGCGCATTTCGTCGGTGCGTTTGTTGCTTAGTGCTTGATTCATGTCTCTTTGAAACAGTCCAAGCTGTTTTTTTGTCATTATTTCTTTTTCTCCTTGCTGTGCTGCTGCTCCTTGTTTCGTCGTCGCCTTGACGGCGACAATCTCCATATTGTGTTGAATAACTCGGAACTACAAGAAATAAAAATATATATTTTTTTTTCAATTTATATTTTTTTGAATACTTATTATTTTTCAATTCATGGTGATGGAATAATATTTTATATGTATATTAATATAATACATATAAAATATTATTTAGGAAAATGGAACAACAACAACAAATTGAGTCTGATAAACAATTTATGAGTGATAATGGTTGGCAATGTGTACCTTATACTAGTTTTCCTGTTGCTTATCAGGCTCAATTTATGAGAAGAGACATAACTAGTATGAGAAGAGACAGAGACAGAAGTAGTGGCTCCGTACAAAATAGACATGACTATTATGAAGATATTGAAGAAAAACAGGATGGTGATAGTGAACTTGTGAAAACAATTAAAAGATTAAGAAAAAACAAAATTAATTGTCAACCTAGAAGCGATTTAAGTGTTGATGTTCAGGCTATGATGATAAGGGGGCCAATGTCAATGATGGATGCTACAGCCCATGAAGCAGAAGCAGCCCGTGTAGCTACTGAAGCTGCTGAAGCTGCTCAAGTTGCTCATTTAAAAAAATTAACTAGTGCAGTTGCTTTTGAAGCTGCTGATAAAGTTGCTTCACAAAAAACTCGTAATGCTCAAGAATATTTTAGTGATTTGCTAGCTGGTAGATTTAAAGAAGCACCTTCTAGTCCTATAGACATCCCCCGTAAAAAAGGCGGTAAGAAGCGAAGTTATAAGAAGCGAACAAATGCAAAAAAGCGAAGTTATAAGAAGCGCAATTAGAGTCAATAAAAATCTAGTGTAAATAATAAATATATTATTTTATTATATAAAGTTAAAATTATAATAAAATAAAGGGTTTATTATAAAAATAATATATAGACAACAGACAATGAAAAAAGAGGCTGAAAAACCAAAAAAAGAAGAAAATAAATATTTATTTTACACTCAATATTATTTGACCACAGGTGTTTATCATGTGGTAAATATTGTGAATAGTATATTGAATTATTCTGCAAGCTACTCATCTGGAGTAAAAGAATATTTAGAGGAAAAAGTACAACTTCAAAAAACAATAATCGATGAAATAGTCGCAGATGAAAATAAAAAAAAGTATGAATTTGACGAGGATGACTATGTAATCATAAAAATGCGAAAGGCGGTAGTAGTTCAATCAGTAGTTCCAGTTCCGGTTCCAAATAAAACGTTTGAAAATAATGAAAATATAAGTAATATGAATGCGACTGTGGATGAAATTGTCAATGAGATTATCAACAATGCGGTTTTGACTGCAACCGTGAACACAGTTGTAAATGACATTATAAATAATGCGGTTGACATTGTTACTTCTAGAAATTCATCTTCATCTTATGTTCCTTGTGTGGAATCACTCAATCATGATGACGGAATGCCTCATCACAAAAGTTCTATTATCACCTCATCGTATTATGCTCAATTTGTGTAAACTCATTCGCTCATTCCATTCTAGTGAAATGAATAAGTAAGAGAAGTAACTAATTTATTAACATTGACTTTTTTGTCACCATTCACCATTATTTCTGTGGTGAATATGGATAAAAGTCGTGTAAGAAAATTGAAATACTTTACCGGGTTGATGTGTTGAATCATTGCGTGTTCTTTTACAATCAAAAAAAATACATTGTAGCAACACATGGTTCCCCATATGTCGCAATTGAATATATAAACTTGTGTAAAATATTTCGCGTATTGAAATCTGCCGGTTCCGGTTCCAGACTGCTGGTCAAATTCGGTAAAATGGAATAATACGTCCGCAATATACGCGGCTGCATATTTGTGGTACGTGTCTTCAATAATTTGGGCTTCATTAAACTTCGGGTCCATGACATTTTTTTGTTGAAACGTGTGCGCGGCAATAAAAAATTGTTCAACATATGAGTAGTGCCCAATCTCTTTGAATTTTAAATATTGCGAAAGCGCAAACGAGGATAATTCTTGTCGAAATGAAGGAGATGATGGATTGTTGTGCGTTTGTAAAAACACGCTGTAACTCATCATGAAATCGGATGTAAAAATGATGCTGCTAAACGGATTTGATATGGAAATATACCTATTCATAATTATTTCTGGAATGGGGTCGTGAGATGTAGATATGCCGGATATTCCCCAATCGATGACGGTGGGTCTTGGGTTTGTTTTTGAGCCGCTAATGAGAATGTTGTCTTCTTTAATATCGTTGTGAATAACACCCATTTTATTCATTGGGACAATCGCATTTACAATCAGTTCTGACATTAACTTATTGAAAAGAATGATTCGCGCACTTGTCAGCCGCGTGTTTAATAGCCACTCGTTTACTGAGACACCGGCGTTCGGCATGTTTATTAATCGCAACTTGTCAACATTCGCATTTATATTTGATTCATTTATTTCACGACTCGTGAAACTCGAGCACATGTTGTCAAATCCTTTCAGGTCGCGCTTTGACATTTTTGCAGGCGGACAAAGTTTCGATTTTGTAAAAAGAAAATACTTGTGTGATTTTGGAATACTTTTTAGAGCGTTATAAAACAAATGAATATTATCCATTTCCATTTTTGCGTGTTCTTTTAATAACAATTTTGATATACCCGTCTTATCGGAATTCGTTTTTCTATGATATTTGTTCCGTTTTGTTTTATTTTTATTTTTAGATTTACATTTTAGTTGTGGTTTAAATACGCAACTAAATCCTCCTGGATATATTGGAATTCCTCCGCTCATTGAATATTTTCTTTTTTTCGTTATTGACATTCGATTTAATTTTTTTATTGTTATGGTGAATTAAATATTTGGTTTACCTATATTTATACAAATATTAAATTAATATAAAAAATTGAAATTATAGAATATTATAAATAAATATTATATATACACACACTAAAAACATGAATAATCAAATTTCTGAATATACCAAAAACTACCTTTTGAAACGTGGACAGTTGGAGGCTCAAATGGTCGACCAACCTACCTATCGGGACAAACTATCTCCTTGGATTATAAAATATCTGAGCCGTTGTAAAAATTAATTTGACTTGCTCATATTATATTTAATAAATCCCAAAAATAACATTACAATAATGACAAACACAACTTTTTGCCAATGTTTATATTTTTCTCTCGCGACAACGTGTTTGGGTTTATAATTATTGTAATAAATTTCTAAAGCATCGTGAAGTGATATTTCTTCTTTATTTAGCGAAACATTGATTCGATTGTGTATAAAGTGAACCCACTTGATAAACGAGTCTCTGCTGTCGAGATATGGAGTAACTGGAAATGCGTCTAATAACTTACTAAAATTATTGCCGATTGCGCTGGATGGCATAAACAATGGTAAATTTTGAATAAATTCGTAGTATTTTTTTTTTGTAACATCGTTTGGATGTTTAGGATAAGATGTTGCCATTGTCAGTAAAACAAACCAATAGTGCGGTCCCCATACGTTAGAATCTAAACTGTTTTTTGTGGTTGTCATAATTTTTGTATTGTGTGTTTGTATTCAAACAATATAAAAAGATTTCGTCTTTTACATATAACTAATAACCAAGAACCAAGAACAGTTAAAAAAATTAAATTCAGATAAATATGCAAAAATTCGTGAATGATGGCAACAGCAACAATAGCAACAACAGCAACAACAGCAACAACAGTTATTGTAACAATTGTGGAAAAAACGGGCACATGTATTCAAATTGCAGTGTTCCCATTACAAGCATAGGTGTCATCGCATTTCGAAAGTCTAGTGAATACGAAAAATGCGAAGAGGAAGAAAATAAAAAAGGTGAGTGCGAGTGCGAGTGCGAGTGCGAATGCGACCTCAAAAATAGATATGAATATTTAATGATTCAAAGAACCGATAGTTTTGGTTATGTTGAATTTATTCGCGGTAAATATTCGGTTCACAATTATCAATACATTAAAAATATAGTGGATGAAATGACAGTGTGCGAAAAACATAATATACTAACAAAATCATTTGATGAATTATGGTCATCATTATGGGGCGAGTATTCTGGAATACAATATAGGGGGGAAGAACAGGTTTCTAAAAATAAATTTTTACATATGAAAAATGGAGTCGAAATGTCATCAGGTGTAAGGTACACCTTGGAAACTTTAATTTCGTCATCCACAACAAGTTGGGAAACAGCAGAGTGGGGGTTTCCCAAAGGGCGCAGAAACCATCAAGAAAAAGATTTAGATTGCGGATTTAGAGAATTTGAAGAAGAAACAGGGTATGATAAACTAAGCTTGAAACAAATACACAATGTTATTCCATATGAAGAAATATTCATTGGGTCCAACATAAAATCTTATAAAAATAAATATTATTTATCGTACATGAGCAGAGACACGATTCAAAAAAATGAATATCAAAAGTCGGAAGTAAAAAACATGAAATGGTTATCATATAAAGAGTGCATGGACATTATTCGACCATATAATATTGAAAAAAAAAATATAATCACGAGTGTTAATAATACTCTTCATAATTTTGTGCTTTGTGATGTGTTATAAATTTTATATATTTTTTTCATCTTATTTAAATAACGGTTAATTAATTTATTTTATTATTTTTAATTTTTAATAGATTTTGAATAGGTATAATCAATCTATAATATATTATTTGTTTATATTATATATTATAAAAAAAACTTATAACAAACATAACAAACATTCATGGAACCAGAAGAGGAACAACCAAAAGAAGAAATGCAGAAAAATGAAGGGGCATTTTGCAAATACAATGAAGCAACTGAAAGATGCATTTTTAATCCGGATTCAACTGCAAGTGCAAATGAAGACGGATGTTATAAAACGGACAAAAATAGGTGCGCATCTGAAAAAAAGAAACTGAGAAAAATCAAAATAAAACCGAAAAAGGCAAAAGAAACACAACAAGAAACAAAAGCAAAAGAAGCGGAAGTTGTTGTTGTAGAGGAAGAAATGGAAGCAAAGGAAAAGGAAAAAGAAAAGGAAGGAAAACAAGAACAAGTAAAAAAAAAAATAAAGATGATGCCGCATGCGAATCCAATTTCAAATAAAAATAATGATTTTCTTTATCCAGATTTGAATGATGCAAATTTCAATATAAAGTTGGCAGAAAAAAAAGAATTTTATGATACAAGAAACATGGAAAAGGTGTATAGAAATAAAGAATTAATAGAGCATGCTGATAAAATGTGCAATGCAACATACGAGTTGCAACAACATCAATATTTTGTAAAAAATTTCATGTCGTTTCAAACACCATATAACAGTTTACTTTTGTATCATGGTCTCGGTTCTGGAAAAACATGTTCTGCAATTGGAATATCTGAAAATATGAGAGATTATTTGAATCAAATGGGAATAAAACAAGAAATAATCGTTATTTCAAATACAAATGTAAAAAATAATTTCAAGAAGGAATTATTTGACATTAGTAAATTGCATCGCAATGAGTCGGGAAAATGGACTATCAGCGGCTGCACAGGTAATAAGTATTTGAAAGAAATAAATTTACACTTGTTTGATAATGATGATGAAATTGGAAATGCGCAAGAAGAAGAAAATATTAAATTGAAAATAAAAAAACAAATCGATAAAATAATAAAAAAATCATATTTATTTTTTGGATATCAAAAAATTTCATCCATTATAAAAATGTTGACTAGCGGAGAAGGTGTACAAAAATCCAAAGCCACTATTAAAGTCAAAGCTAAAGGCGAACTAGACGAACTAGAACAGGAAGAGGAACTAGAAGAGGAAAAAGAGGAAGAAGAGGAAGAAGAGGAAGAAGAAGGCGAGGAACTAGAAGAAGAAGAAGAGGGCGAAGAAGAAGAGGGCGAAGAAGAAGAAGGCGAAGAAGAAGAAGAAGGCGAAGAAGAAGAAGAAGGCGAAGAAGA